ATGTCATTACAACCTTCATTTCTTAAATCCGATTACATTTGTCAATTATATTTACAGCATCTTTATACTCAAAAAACATTTACTCAAAAATATAAATTCGATTTAATAATTAATTTAAATTTAGTTAATCAATTTTGCATCTATTTTGTTGTAAGCTATATAAAAGGAGTGATAATGATGGTGAAAAAAACAAAATCCAACACACTAAAAAAAGATGCAACACTTGCATTAGCAAATTTATTATTAATTGGGGCACTGACAGACAATAGTGCCAAAGCCGAATCTAAGTCTAAGAAAGATGATACTGATTTGAAGTTAGTTAGTCATAACGTTTATATGTTATCGACCGTTTTGTATCCAAACTGGAGACTTTTAACATAAAATTACTTATCATTCAAAAAGTAAAACAGCATAATATCAAGGTTTATAACTTTATCATTATCAATAATACCTCATATAAAATAAAATTTTAGGGACTTTTTAGGGACTTTAAATTTAAAATTACAAGTTTAATAGAAACATCAAAATAATCACATGTTTGTGTGGAATGTACACCCCAAAAGCTAGACTGAAAAATCTATTTTTTGAGGTGTATTTTTATAGGTAAATATAATAAATTAGAGTAGACAACTCAGAATTCCAATTTTATAATAATATTGCTTGACATATCAAACTAGATAGTACTATTTTGAATATATTATTATAATCAAAAATTCATTGTAAACTTTTAGACAAAAGGAAGTAATAAAAACGTGAAATTTAAAACAACTAAAGAATGTAAAAGTAATAATATCTTTAAAAGAAGTCAAGAAATTAATAATAGAGAAAGTGAAAAGGGTTGTTTATGGGGCATTAGCATGTTGATTCTACTTTTCTTATTGATTCTGTTTGGAATAACTGCTTGTTCATCAAGCATTCACTTTATTAATTAGATTTTTTTACTTGGAGGTATCATGTGAAGAACCATACAAATATAATTAATATCTTATTAGTTATAGTCAACTCATTAACTCATTTTCTAACTCTAAACACCTCATTTTTTAATAATTCAGCATCGGATTTCTGTTTTATCATAGGGGCTATATTTTTCTTAATCGGAATTTTTGTTGCAATATACGGTATGAAGCGAGCAACATATTGGTTAAACTTATTGATTTTATTTACCAATATTTTTTATTTTCTACACTTCTGTGTGTTACTTTTGTTAAAATATATAGGATTTAAATTATTTATTTATGAAGGGTGTGTATTGTTATTTATCTAATTTATAGTCTAATTGTCTATTTCATCTGCATTATAAATTTTTTCATAATGGCTGCACCATTCTTAATGACTAATGCTGATTATGTATGGACGCCTATGACTACAGTTACGTTATTTATTTTGAGTTTGATTATTTTCTTGATATTTATAAAAACAAAAGATGTCGTTCATTTAACAATTTTCATATTAAACTTACTTTTTTCAATACTTTATTGTTTGCCTATACTGTTTTATTTATGAACACTTTTATATTATCTAGAAAATTAAAACCACCCGTAAAAGGGTGGTTTTTTTAATATTTACTTTTTAGTGCTTCGTCAATTTCGTTATAAATCTTTTGAAGTTGATATTTTGCTTCTGACATTTTCTTAAAGTCTTTTGACTTAAGAGCATACATTGCTTTTAGACCTGAAATTTTTATAGTTCGCTTATAATAAGTGTTTAAACTTCCAGTAGCTAATTCATTAACATTTAGTTCATCTAATAACGATTTTAATTCATTAGCTAACTTTTCGTTTTGATATTCATTCGATGTTGGCAAGCTTGTGCTAGCTTGTGCCTCATTTTTATCTAGATTAGTTACTAGTGGTGATGCTAAAACGATTGCTAAAGTTCCCGCAAGTATAGATTTTCTAATTTTCATTTTTTATTCTCCTTAGTAATTAGTACTAATTTATTTTAATGACTAACTAAAAAAAAGTACATTAATTATTCATTAACTATATAGATCTTCTTATTAAATGAAAATTAATAAATTATCAAATTGACATACCTTATTGTATTTATAGAAAAACAAAAAAAGGTAAGCACCGAAATGCTTACCTACTTCCCATAAACAATATAACACATATACATTGATTTGGAAAGCGCAAAAATAAATTTAATATACTAGCCCCGAAGGGGAGCAATACATAAAAAATGAAAGGCGCTCCTTGAAAACGCCCAAGGTAATATTAACATAAAATGGCTACTATTGCATTATCTAATTTTATTTAATTAAAACAAATATATAGCACAAAAAAACTAGCCCGAAGGCTAGCTTATGAATAGATGAAAATTTGAACACATTGCTGTGTCTAAAATGATTATAGCATAATTTTAAACTATTCTATAATAAATTAATTAACTTCATATGAAATTTTACACACTTTTTTCAAACTGCACTAAACTTACCAAAACCGCTTATTCTATTACCTGCCTTGTCTACCTCTCCTGTCGCTATATAACGACGTTGTCCACTATTAGCAATATAAGTAATCCATCTATAGCCATTGATGCAATATGCGCCGTCATATTTGATCGTTGCGTTATTGGGTAATACACCTGTAATTCTTGAATTAGTTGAATAGCCATCCCTCACGTTATTACCTTTAACATTGGCAACTGTGTAATAACCAATCTCTTTTTTATACGGTACATTATTATTTTTATCGAGTGTATAACCTGCTGGCACTGGTGGATTCTTTTCATTTTTAGCTGGTGTTTTAACATTACTGATACCTGATACACACTTCCAATAAAAATAACCACACCATTTAAGATGCGGTGTAGCGACTGTAATATTTCTATGTTGTTGAGATATATGTATCGAGTGAAGGGCAAAAAGGGTGTCAATTGCCAGGATAAGTGTTAGGTTACTAGGCCACTTAACAGGCTATATAGTTCACTCCTACTATATACAATTAATTATAACATAAAAAAGCACCCCGTAAACTATTATACGGGAATGCTAAAGTCATATATACTACGGGGGAGTAGTATGAAAACTATGCTCTCTATCATAAGAAAAAAACACCCAGTGACATGCTTGGGTGAACAAGGATAGATGTAAATAGTTGATGCATGTGTAACACATCATAACAAAAAACTAGCCCGAAGGCTAGCTATAACATAAAAAAATAGGCAAGTACCGAAGTACCTGCCTAGAAAAGGATCATCCACTTTTTCATCCTAACTGATTTCTCCCCATAAGTCACCTAATATCTGATTAGGCAGGGCAGAACCATTCGTGCATGAATGAGAATTTGATGAAAGATAATTTTCACTACACATATTCAATCAAGACATTGCTTTCTATAATAAACAACTATTTTGTTTTATTTCTTTTCTATAATAACCTTTGTAATTAAGTTGAATCCAGGGTTTTTAATATGCTCTGATAAATCTGGGACAACAAAACCTTTTTCTGTTATAGGGAAAGACTTCGTTTCTTCTTTTTTCTTATTCTTATCATAATAAGTGACTTCGATCTTTGCGCTTGGATCTAATTCAACTACTCTAAACTCTTTATATGCTGTCGCATCTAATGCCCATTCGACATAGTATTCAATTTTTTCTTTTGTAAGTGTAGTCCCAGGTTTAATAGGAAACTCGACATAATGAGGGGATAGCAATTCATTTCCTTTACCATCAACTCCAGTCACATTTACCATCAAATACGGGCCTGTTGGTTCAAAATAACTCGCGTCATCGCCTTTTTTATATTTTCCTTTGTCGAATGAACTTGATGCACTTACCTCATTAGTAATTGAAGAAAATGAGAATAATAACAATAAAACAGTTAAAAATAATAAACCTCTTTTGAGCATGGCGCTTCCTCCAAATATAATATATTTTTTTTTATTTATCTCTTTTTATAGCTAACACCCTTATTTAAGATGATAAATATCAACAACTTCATTTTATATTGAGAAAATATTAAAAATAAATAAAATATTAAAAGAAACTAAAATTACATTAAAAAATAATTAACAAATATTTAACATTTTAACCTAAGAATTAAAACACTTCTTTCACAATCAATCTCTCATGCCATATCCACTCATTATGATTGTTCCAATAAATGCGACACCAACCATCTATAATTTCAAACACATATATTAATGTTCCAGGCGCGTATACAGCCTGTCCAACATCGAATCTATAGTTAGTACGATTATCACCGTATCTAGTGGCTGAAGTAGCACCTAAGCCGTCGATTTTCGCATTAAAATAAGCACCTTTTGACCATTTAAGGTTATAAGGCGCTTTACTTCCAACTGTTATTTTACTTGCAGATTTACCGACTGCTTTTTGAGCAGGTGGTTTAACTTTATTTGTGATCTTATTCATTAAGCCCTCACTTTTATACTTAGGTCTAATAAAGTGAGTACAGCCGTAATAATTATCCCAACGTAACTTTGCAGGCGTATTTGCGTTACCGTCATAGTTCTGTTCCAAAATTAAAAATTGGTTTGTATTACCACCATTAAACACTAAACCAATATGACCGTATTGTTTATATATTCCTTTGGTAAATACAGCCACATCACCTATTTGTGGAACAAACGATGGTGTGTTTTCATATACTGTTGCCATGTTTTTAAAATCGTTATTGATTGCATCTTTTGCATTTCCCCACATTCTAATTTCTAACAACCAATAAATGTAATCAACTGCTAAATCTGCACATTGGTAACCATACCAACCGTCAAAATCAATATATCTACCTTGATACCAACGTAACCTTGCTCTTGCTTCACTGTATGTTTTCATTATTTTACCTCCTAGTATTTTCTTCTTGGTTCTTCATATTCTAAAGCTTGGTGGCTATCACCTATACCTTTAGTAGTCGGGTCTTGAATCACACCAGTTAATACTAAAAATCCTAATATAGCGTTTAAACCGTCTGTTAATTGCTCTGTATAAACTTGGATATCATACCCAATAGCTTTTGCGATGTTTTGAGCAAATAAAAAGATAGCTGACAATATCGCTACCCAAAATGATTTTTGTTTCATTCTAATTTTCCAATTAATCATATTCTTATCTCCTTTTACCCAAAATAAAAAGACGACTAATAAGCCGTCTATTTGATATTTATATTATGGTGTGTTAATTTATATATAGAAAAAGGGCAACATGCGCAAACATGTTACCCTAATGAGCCCGTTAAAAAGACGGTGGCTATTTTAGATTAAAGATTAAATTAATAACCATTTAACCATCGAAACCAGCCAAAGTTAGCGATGGTTATTTTTTATTGCTTAATTCAATAAGCTTGATTACTAGACCTATCAATGCAATAAGGAATAAACCAAACTGCAACATGGTACTAATTGTAATCATTAGGCGTCTCCTTTCTAAAGATTTCAGTAATGCCACCATAGGCACCACCTCCTTATACTCAGATAGCCACCATCTATCCAACTTGCTCACTTCTGCATATTACCATAATTACAACAATAAATAAAAAGTCAGTACCGAAGCACTGACTAAAACTTATTTACATTTACCGAACCAAAAACATGTCCAGAAACTATAACCAAAGATTAGTTTAAACATTTTATTCACCTCTCTTATATGCCCATAAGCATACGCAATAATGCTATAATTAGCGACCCAAATATTGTCCCAACTAAACCAAGCACCCACATTTTCATATCACGTATGTTCTTATCATTTTCTTTCTTATTCTTTTCATCTATTTCTCTTTCTTTTTGAATAGCATCTAAGGTTTTATCTAATTTAATGTTAACTTGCTCTTGGGTTTTTTGACCTAATTTAATTTCGTTGAGTGTGCTGAGCATTGTTTTATCATTCTCTTCTAACCTTCTGATGCGCCATTCATGTTCGTGTTTTTTGAACCACCCCAATTCAGTACACCCGCTTTCTAAAAGAATAAAGATTATGAGTATCTAACTCATAGCTTTTCATACTGTTTCAGTGTTAACTGTTACCTCTGGAGATAAATCTGATCTTTCAACTACTTCTTTAACTACTTTCACACGTTGTTTTTTGTTAGTTAATTGATATAACAAATTTAACGTCTCCGCAATTTTCTTAGCGTTTTCTTCAGATTTAAAATCTTGAGCATGGTTAACCATTTCAGAAGTTGTAAAACTTCCTGTGAAATCTTGATATACTACACGTTCTGTACCTTCTTTGTCGATTTGTACTAAAATAAACCTTTCTGTATTGTTGATAATTTCTTTTGCCATAATTAAATGACCTCCTTAAATTTTTGTATAAAAATAGTGCTAAGGATTACTCTTCCTCAGCACATTGTTGATTTTCTTTATTTTCTTGTATATACGCTTTTAACATCGCGTTTTCTTGTGTTAACCTCATAATTTCCTGTGATAAATAATGAATTGTATATTCAGGATTAGCTTGTAATCCTTGTTTGTTATCCTGCATTCTTTGACTCCTCCAATTTCTTGATTCTTAGTTGTTGTTCTTTGATAACAGGGATAAGATGAATCCATAGACGATCATACGCTATACCTTCAATTTCTCCTTTGTCATCATACGTGACAAACTCTTTTAATCCTAAATTCTCCACCTCTTCAGCAATCAAACCTACGTATCTATCAAGTTTATAGGTGTCTTCCGATAATTTTCTATCTTCTCTCAGCTCTCTAGCTAAAATTTCAGACTCAGCTTTATCAAACCACGTTCTAATAGGTAAGTTAAGAATAGCTTTTGAATGTTCCAGTTGTTCATCTCTATCGTTATATTGATTTTCGATAGATAACTTGTATTTACGCGCTGATGTCGAACGCCCAATTGTGCCAGCAGAAGTAATATGCAAATTAGCTGCGGCCGAATAAGTACGTCTATAAATTGAGTTAGAAGCTATCCTATCTCCTGCATCATCTGAACCTACAGACAGTAGGTCTGTACTCTGTATATGAATATACCTATTACCATCACGTCGTTTCAGCATATTAAATTTGCCATACCCTGCTTCGATTGTTGTATCTCCGCCTGTTGCATATCGTCCATTAACAATTTGAACAAGACCTTTATTTCTTTCTTTAGAAAACCTGATACCCGCACCGTAATCATAGTTCTCATCAGAACCAAACATAATATAACCGTCACTCGAATAAGCATTATCTGCATTAGACAGCGTGAATGCAAATCGGTTTAATCCAGGCACTTTGTCTGTGTTTGGATATAAATACACCGGTGCCTGTTTGCTTTTGATATTCGATGAAGCGTAAGACTCCAGAACAACCCGATTATTATCTGACGTTAGTGCAACGACACCACCATAGGAATTGATTGTTATACCATTCATGCCACTATCACTGTAAGTTTTATCCCACCATTGAATCGTACCAGATGAACCACCGTCTTCACCTTCACCATCAATATAAGTCGAAATACCAAAATGTGACATATAAAGTGAACCGCCAGCGGTGTTATTTCTAAATCTTAGGTGACCGTCTTTCAGTCGCGTAAAAATATCGTCTGTTGAACGTTTCCCTCTCCAAGTACGTTGCACAATACCACCTAGTTCAATAGAATCATTCTGTATTTGAACATATCTGTTATTGTTACCGCCTTTAATTCCAATTCTATTAACATTGATATCAAGACCCTCTCTTGATAAATTAAGGCTGTTGACAATATCGGTTTTATCTACTTTATCTCGCATATTTTGGATAAGAAGGTTTATTTCTCTATTACCGTTAATATCAATTTTATCAGCATTTAATCTAATACCACGTGGCCCCACATTTAAAGCTTGAGCCACTCCGTTATCATCATATCTGATTGTTGTTCCATCTGTAACGTTTTGGACAATCTCGTTTAATATATTTGAAAGTGTACGATTGGTTGCATTAAACTCTTCTTTAGTAGTTCTTAATTTGATTTCCTTACCATTTTGTATAATTTGAGAACCATAGCGAGTCAGTGTTCTCCTCTGTGCATCTGTGCTTTCTTTGACCTTGTTGTCTGTATAAGCATTAGCTTTCTTTTCAGCGTTTCTAGCCTTTAGTTCTGCGTTTTGTTTTGCCTCTTCAAGTTTAGCTTGAGCATCTTGTATAGCGCGTTGCTCTTCTTCCGAAATTTTACCATCAGCATACGCTTGCGATTCCTTCTCTTTAAGATCATCTTGAGCATCAATGTATGATTTTAAAGCTTCTTGCGCTTCTTGATTTGCTTGTTCAATACTTGCTTTAATCTCAGGATTATTGGACAAATCACTTAACTGGTCATCAGTATATTGTTTTTGTTCTTCCAATCCGTTTCGATATTCGTTTAACGTAACTTTATCTTTGATTTCACCTTTTAAAGTCGTTCTCTCAGCTTCAGCAGTATCTAAACGTTCAACAATACCGTCTTTGTCTGTTTTATAGTCCGATGTTTTTACATAGTCACGTAATTGTTCTTTTGTGGATTCTCTAGCTGCTTCAATAGCTGATTTAACAACATTAGGTTCTCCGACTAACTGCAAATCTTCATTCACCGTTAAACCAAATTTTGTTGCTATTATTTCCAACGCTTCTTTATATTTTTCATCAGTGTATTGTGACTGTAATAATTTAAATCTATCTGAAATGGCGATTTTGACATCTTCTACATCTGTATAAACATCTTGTAATTTCTTTCTATACTCAAGAAATAAAGTTTTTGTATCTACCAACCGACCAATCGTTGCAGTTTCGGGTGTCATAGATTCTAAATTATTTTTAATTTGATTATAAACATCAATCACAGCGTCTAAACTTGCTTGTAAGTCCGCTTTCAAATCATTATCTACTAAGTACTCGCTATTCAGTAATTCTGTAGCTTCTGACAAAAGACTAGCGTGTTGTATAGATAAATTAATAAAAATATTGTTTAATTCACTGAATAGCGCTTTTTCTCTTGTTATACCACCTAATTTTTCAACATCATTTGGCGTTGCTTCAATCCATCGACCATTCCAATATCTACGCAAGACAGCAACATCAGGGTTACTTGTATCATACCAAAGCATATCATTGACTGGATTTTCTGGCGGTGTATCACTTTTGTGTATTTTGCGTTCAAAGTATTCTAATTCACCATCTACAACATCTTTAACTATAGTGTTGATATTGCTAATATTATCGTTTAACTTTTGATGTATTATGTTCAATCGCTTGTTAAACTCTTCTCGTAATTCTGATTCTTTGAACTCTTTAGGTTGACCGAATGTATATGTGCTATTTTCTGAAATTATGTTATATTCTTCGGCAATAACTTCTGCCTCTACATACAATGGCGGGTTAAAATCTCTATGTTTTACTCTGACTGTATCACCAATTGATATAATCTCGTGCGGATACGTAACTTCCAAATCAGTAGAAGTAATCTCATATGACATAACTGCCGACTTACGTTTATTTAACTCTGTTTTGGCTAAAGAACTTAATCGTGTTTCATTCATATTTTGATCATCTGATTGTGGTTCATATATCCCCCAAATATAGCGCATAGGTAGGTTGAATTGACTTTGCGCTTCGTCATCTGTCACAACTAGCTCTAAACGCTTCCCTTTGTCATTTTCAGGTCCCACAGCAATTAATGCTGTTTTGATTTCTGACATATCAATCTTCCTAGTTAACCCGACTAAATCTTTACCATATTCAATTTCTTTACCTTTGAATAAGCTGTTTTTCTTTTTGAGTACTACATATCTACCTTTGACGGTATTAGAGCTAAGCTCAATATAAAAATCTAAAACCATTTTATAGGTTGTACATAATTGCTTTAAAACTTCATATCTAGTTTGATAAGAAGTCCATGACGTAGTACGTAAGCCATCGTATTCGGTTTGTTCAGAAACTTCCCAACCTGTATCGCTCAACACATCTTTCAATGCTTCTGAAGTTGTCTTTTTCTCAAATTTTCCTGGTGCATACGGTTTAGCTGTTGTTATATCAGCAAGATAAGACGCTATACATTCTATCTCTGTGTAGCCGTCCATCGTATCTTGAACCCAGTTAATAATAAATTCACGCCATTGTTTGTTTGAATCCCTTATAATAACACGATGTCGTTCACGGAACTTTTCAGCTCTTTCTGATGATATGAGCAGTTCAAGCATTTCTGAATTGTCATTAACATTACGTTTATGAATCGCTCTAACTAAGGAAGGGTCATCAGTAGAAAGGAAATCTATAATCTTGTCGTTAAAATCTAAAACATGTATCACACTCTCATCTCCTTTCTATAAATATCTATCTTGCCATTTAACCGTCGTATCAAAGACGTTTTCAGGTTGTATGATTAATTCACTGTACCCAGAATCAACATTGAAATAATTACTTCCAAACGATTTCTCGCTCAACATTGGTTCCTCATTGATGACAACACTTTTTGCTTGCATATCTATTTTCACTAAATCACCTTTTTGTATAATGACATCCCTTGCGCCTTTCGGTTTCGGTAGAATCTCCGTATTGAATGAACCTAACCCATTCATCTCCATCCACTTATAACCGTTATACTTCGCACTATAGATAGCTATGATAGAAGCTGGACGCTGATAAAACTTACCGCCATCTATCCACTCTTTCTCATCCATATCAATAGGTTTACGTCTATCTGGGTCTTTAATGTGATCAAATTTCCAAGTTTTAATAGAAAATTTATTACCTACTCTTCTGAGCCGCATATAAACAACGATTCTGTCCAAGTTATACATTATCGGTTTATTCTGATAGTCGTATATCTTTTTGGGGTCTCCTTTTTGGTTATACAACGTAACAACAATATGTCCTATTTTTCTATCATGATATTTATTTTCATAACCAATAGAAGCAAGTAACTTACCATCACTATCATAAATATGTTGTGCTGTTCTTCCGGCACCTTTACCTTTTTGTTCAACAATACATTTATAGGTAATTTGAAAATCTGTCATCGCTTTAGGGAGCCCTCGTTTCGTGCCAGCACCAACCCAACCTTTTGCATCAGGAAAATTAGTTGCTTTATATCCTTCGCCAAGATTGGATATCACAAAGTCACCGCCGACCTTACCACCTAAGTCATTACTTGGAATATCTTCAGTAATCATCTTAGTCCAACCTTTGAAATCACGAAACTCACTATGATAAACAGGAGGCATGTAATCCTTAACTTCTTTGGTTACCTCATCATCACCAACCATAAAATAATCTTCATCATTTTTAGTAATCATAAAGTAACTAGATGGTTTAATTGCTCGGGCTTCAACAATTAAAGGAGTGTCAGCAGTCCCACTATTTACAACTGAAACTTGGTCTGAAATCGCAGTATTTTTATTTCCTGTTACTGAATATTTGTAAGGGTCTGTTAGTACTACTTTGATAGTGAACTTAACAGGTATTGTAAATTCTTTGTGCAGCTTTATTGGTCCTTCGAAATAAGCGTTCCAGTACCAATCTTTAGATTTGAATTGTAATTTAACTTGTTCCTCGTAGTTAAAAAACTTTACTAATTCATTCAAGACGTCATCATGTGTTTTAATGCCGTTGTGAGATAAATAGTCATTACGTACCACCAAAGGTATATCAAAACTATAAGATTCAAGCCTACGCCCTTTATATATAGACCCCGAACGTCCATCTACATTTTCTGTTTTTAAAACATAATTAAAAGAGGGTATTTCAAACCCTCTTTCGACATACAACCAAGGAATTGTTTTGTTGTTCACTTTAATAGTGTCTATCATTGAATAGCAATTCCTCCTTTTCTAAACTTTACTTTTGTTGATTCTTGCCTTTCTCGCTTTTCTATAGACGCGTTCACCTTTTTATCAAAAGCGTATTCGTCAATAATCGGCTGATAATCTTTATCTGCAATCACATCGTTAGATTGTGCTATCTTCAGTAATAAAGCTATTTGTTGTTGCTGTTGTTCAATCATTTTCAATAATAAGCTTGGGTCATCAAACCCATTTACACTAGACAATTGACTAGGTCGTTTATTCTTACTTGCGTTTTTCCCTCTAACTTCCGCAGCTGCATAATGTAACATCTTCATTGCATCATTTCTACGAGCTGGATCTGTTGGAATAACCCATTCTGGATGACCGTCTTCACCTAAGTTATACCAACCATCAAAAACTTTTCCGCCTGTAGCATATGCGTAATCACCCGCACGCTTAAATCCATCCCAACCGTAGCGTCTAACAATGTATTGCATTGCTGAAATACCTTGATGAACCGGATTATTAAAGTTAGTATATCCACGTTTAGCGTTTGCTCTAAAAGTTGAGCCGATGATTTGGAATAATCCTCTTGATGGGTCTCCTCTTTGAGCATTTATATCCCAGTTATTCACTGCATTTGACTGGTAGTTACTTTCACGTTTTGCAACGCGCATCATTTGGTCATGAATCCATTTACCTTTATAACGACCACCTAAAATACTTTGCGCTTGTCGGATTACTCGACTGGCATAAGTTGCGCCACTTCCAGAAGTAGCACCGCCACCACCTATTGATAATCTTCCTTTTTTCTTAGCATTCCTTAAATATGGTTCAGGGTCAAAATGTCGTCCATTTCTCCTCATTTCAAAATGTAAATGTGGTCCTGTACTAAATCCGGTATTACCAGTTAAACCAACAACATCACCGGGCTTTACCATCGTGCCACTAGGTGGTGATTTGCTAAAGTTTTTCAAATGCGCAAATAGCATATCGATAACGCCACTAGTAATTTTTACATAATTACCATAACCACCAGACATAAATGGCATTCTTGTAAGTCTGCCACCCATCGGCGTTCTAACTTCTTGATATACAAATGGAAAATCGACACCTTCATGAAATGGTCTTCCAGTTGCAGCGGTATAAGCTGCGGTACGTCCATAATGATAATTAATTTTGTCAGGGTCTAATATTCCGCCGACTAAATCGCCACCGCCCATAGCTTCTAAATTTTCTTTTATCCAATCAGTAGCACTTTTCTTAATCTTAGACCATGCAGCTTTTGTTATGTCGCCTGCAATTCCCATACCTTTAGTTAAAGAATTGAAATCAATTCCAAAAGCTTCAAGTATATAATTTAAAAGTTTGCCTGGATTTTCCATAAAATCTAAAACATCGCCAACTTTATCGCCAAGCCATTTGGTACCTTTACCTATTTTATCTTTTGTCCAGTTAAATGCCGATGATGCACCAGATTTAATATCTTTCCACATAGTACCTAAACTAAATCTTGGAAGCGTTCCGTTTAACATTGAATAAGTTTGTGCACCGTTGTATACTTTTGAGCCTTTAGGTAAATAAGCGGTAGTATCTGTATTAGGTGTGATTACACGTTTACCGTTAGGGAATTCAATCATTTCATTTCTAAAACCATTTGGACCATTTCCGCGTCCCTTATCCCCAACTGTAGCGAATGTGTCACGTGCAATCTTACCGTTCTTAACTAATCTTGTAGTAGTATGTGTGTGCTCTGTACCAGTGTGTAACTTAGGTATTTTATCCATTCCCAACTTACCACCGACCCAGTTTAAGCCTTCAATTAATTTATTAAGTCCTTTTTTAATAGCGCTTACCATACCACCGATATGATCTTTAATTTTACCAATGATAGATTTTAAACCGTCACGCATGCTTCCAAAGATGTTACGCACTCTATCCCATAAGCGACCAGCTATACCTACAGTGTTATCTTTAATAGAGTTCCAGATGTTTGACATCCAATTTCTTAATTTAGTAAATATATCTTTCGTCGCATTCCATAAACTTGTGAATTTAGACCTTACACCCGTAAATAACGAATGAGCCTTGCCGACGGTATTGCTTTTGATATTATTCCACGTACTAGATAACCAGTTTTTCATATTAGTGAAAATAGATTTAACACTATTGAATAAGAAACCAAAAATACTTTTTGTTGCATTCCAAATTGCCGATAATGATTTCTTGAAAACGCCTATTATAGCAACCCATATAATAGTTATTAAACCTTTAAGTAATCCACCAAAGTATCTCACTACACCTAGAATTTTACCTACAAACCACAGTTGTATTAAATTCCAAATTAACTGCACAGTACCTTTTAGTATCATCACAATACCGTCCCAAACACCTCGCCAATCACCAACGAATAAACTTGAGAAGAACTTAATCAAGCCAAGTATGATATTTAAAGCACCTTGTATTACACCTTTTATGTTCTCCCAAGTACTGACAATCAAGGCTTTAACCGCCGGCCAAATAAATTGCATCACTTGCCAAATCGCGAACATAATTGGTTTAATTACAAAATTTAAAATAAATTCAAATATCGCTTTAATAAAGTTGCATATATTTTGAAGTGCTTGAACAATGGAAATTCCGTTTTCATTAAAGAATCCATTGATTTGACTCCAAATATCTTTTGCGAAATCAACTATTGCTGATATCGCTTGTTTAAAGATGTTTTTAACAGAATCAACGAAAGGTTGAATAAATTGAATAAAATTACTAAATGTTTGTTTAACACTTTCAATTGCACCATTAACAAAATTTCTAAATGTTTCAGATTTCTTATAAGCAATTGTAAATGCGACTGCTAAACCAGCCAATACACCTAATACAATGCCAATTGGACCAGTTAAAGCTGTGAAGACAGTTCCTAATATAGGTACTTTAGTCGATAAAAAACTAATCAATCCACCAGCCTTTGCAATACTAGCTAACAATGGAGCTAATACAGTTACTGCATTGCCAATTGTACTTATAAATGCACCTAATCCAAAAACTACAGGACCAATTGCAGCAGCAATACCACCAAAAATAACAATTGATCTTTTAGAATCATCACTTAAACTTGAAAACCAATCAACCGCTATAGATAGCTTTTTGATTAATTCTTCCATTACTGGAGCAAACGCACTTTCAATAGAAGCCCATACATCAGCACCTACTAATTTTAATTTATTCATCGCTACTTTAAATCTTTCGGAGCCACTTTCAGAATCTTTAAATGTTTGGTTTACTGTGCCTTGGGAATCTTCGATAGTTTTTAAAAATTCTTGATAACTAAAACGACCACCTTTAATAGCGTCTGCTAAATCAGGACCTGCTTTTGCACCAAATGCTTCAATCGCTAAACTTGTTGCGCTAGCTATATCCGGTGTCCTTTCAATTTCTGCTAGAGTTTTCTTAAATTCTTCTCTTGGGTCTTTACCCGCTTTACCCCAATTGGATATAGCTTTCTTCAAACCACTGAAGGCTATTTCAGTATTAACACCTGATTTCTCCCATTGAGAGAATAAAGCGATTGATTCTTGCATCTCAAAGCCCATAGCCCTCATTGGAGCACCGTATTTAGTAATACTATCAGCTAATATATCAACACTTATACCGCTAGCCTGTGCTGCTTTCGCTACCATATCAAGTACACTTTGATACTCATCAGCTTCAATACCCGCATCACCCATTGCACGCGTAATTAATTGAACGGCTTGTACGCCGTCAGAACCCGTTATGTGACTAAATTTCAAGAATGACTCTGTGGCACTCTCAAGTTCTTTGCCAGTGAAACCTAACCTTGTGTTAACTTCCCCTAAAACACCACCTACAGTCTCAGCGTCTGCTGGAAAGTTGCCATAAACATCTTTAAATGAATTCTGCAACTTCTTAAGCTCTCCGCCGGTTGCGCCTGTTGCTTGGGTAACTGTATCTAAACCTTTATCAACTTCTGCAAAAGCTTTTCCTGATGCTGCTGCAATACCTAATACAGGTGTAGTTACACCAATCATCAAACCTTTACCAATGGATTTTAAACCATCACCCATTTTTGTTAATTTAGGTCCCATACTTTCAAAAACTTTACTGGTTTTTCCCCAGCCACTTTCAGCCATTCTTTGAGCTTCAACTTGTGCTTTTTTGAACTCTTCAAACTCAGCTGTTGTTTTTTCTAGTTCTTTTTCTAAAAAATTCAGCTCATTTGCTTGTTTGTTATATTCTTGTCTTAAATTCTGAGCTTTTGTACTATTTTCACCCTGTTCTTGAGATACCTTGTCATATTGCTTCGCTAAATCATCAATGTTTTTCTTATAACCTGCAATTGTGCCATCTAACTCTTTGATTCGTTGTTTATAACTATCAGTTGATTTCTCAGTATATTTAAAGTTGTTTCCAGTCAACTTTAAGTCTGAATTTAAGGTTCTAAAGTTTCGTTTAATTTCTGTAAGTGATCTATTTAAATTTGCTGAATCCAAATCCAAACCTATAGATAAACCTTTTATTCTTTCTCCCATTTTTTACCCCCTTTCTAAAAAAGTTCAAAAAAATAACCCTAACCAAACGGTTAAGGTTAAAACGCATCAATTAAAGCCTCTGCTTTTTCTTCAGAAATGTCATTGTTTTTATTTTGATATATGGAAAGTACATAATGAAATGGCATTTTTAAAACTTCGTTAGCGTCTTTACCATTTTCAATTAAGTCCATCATGAGAGTATCCATATTTTTCAACATTGCTTTATATGTTAAATCTTCAGGCTTTATTTCATGTTCTGGATAAAATTTCTAGTTTCCTCAGTTTGCTGACCTTGAGTAATGAAAATTACTTGTTCACGAAGTGCATTCATTCCATCAGGTGCATGCATACGTTCTTTTAGGTCTTTAACTGTGAATTGGTTATCGTAAATTTTTACAACCATATCCATCAATCTGTCAGCGATTTCTCTTGGCTTCATTGCGCTATTTTCATCCTCAATATCATCGATTAGATCCATTGCTTCGTATACAATTTCAAATGAAATGAAGTGTGGTGTTAAGTACGTTTGTAATTTAATTTCATTTGCTTTCGGGTCTTCTACTAATTGAATAATGTTACGTTTTAATTTTGCCATTTTATAATACTCTCCTTATTTTCAAATAAAATAGAGGGGTTTCCCCCTCTTATGCTTCTACATTTATTGTTATAGTGTCACTCATATTACCAACTATTGCTTTAACCGTAGCAATGCCTTGTGCTTCCGCAGTAACTTGACCATCTCTATTGATTGATACAATATTCGTTTGATCTGTTGTGTATTTCAATAACTTACTTTGATTAGATGGCTCTACTACAATATTTAAATCGTATGTGTCGCCAACTTTAAGTGTTTTAATGCTATCTGGTATATTAACCGACTTTACCGCAGTTTCCGATGAAGCCGGTTTCGTTACAAAGTTTCTTCGTTATCCTCTGTCACGTTTCCAGTATATTCTTCGCCTAAAATTTTCTTTAAGAAAGCCTCTTCGCCTTTTTCACCGTCGCCACCATGATTTGTCATGTTAGCTGAGTCAAAGATATATTTACGTACAGACTTTTTATTATCAACTAAAGGGAAAAGTGCCTCACCTTCAACCTCTTCACTTGAGAAATCCCAATCTTTCTCAGCCGTTTCTCCATCGATTTTAGGATTTGTAAACATAACTTTAGGTAATAAAACTGTTCTAAATGTACCGTCTCTACGCTCTTGTCTGAACCATACAGCTACGTAATTGTTTTGTTTACCTTGTTTCTCTTCGTAAACGCCATCTTCATCATAATCTTCATTAAAAACAATTTTGCGAATCTCTTTAGGGAACGCATGCATTTGTAATGAGATTTTACCTTCTCCGTCTGTATTCCCTGATTCAATTGGACCGCCATCAGCATAAGCTGTTTTTAGTTCTCCACCAGTTTCAACACCAATTTTTTGTAATCCTCTTGTTTTTGTAATATCACTATATTTTAATTCCGCGCCTTCTTTCGTTAATTTAGCGAAACCTAAACCAGTAATGTTAATATACGCCTTTGGCGCACTTGCATGTTTTACTGCCATTTAATTTTCCTCCTTATAAAAAATGCCCTCGTAAACGCGAGAGCTTCTATATGTTTTAAATTCTTCTATATATTCCGGTTTTCCATTTGAAACATTTCCCATTTTTAGTTCAGACCATAATAACTTTTGAATGCGATTAGATATCTTATTTCTTATGATTCTCGCATTATATTCATCATTGTACTTAACAAAAACATCTATTTGGACAATATAACTATATGCACACTCATCTCCGTCAGTATAAGTTGTAGGTATTGGGTCGTCGATATCGTCAATAACAATAAAAGGTACATCAGTATCTTTTACATTAGGGTATTTATTGAACTTAATATTATTGATATTTACGTGCTCTCTAATAATTCTGTCTTGACTAATCACTTCATGAACTTTGTACAAAATATCAATCACAATTTTTTCAACTCCCTTTTTAGCGTCTCAAAATACTTATTTTGCCCTTGTCTTATTGCTCTATTAATCCCACCCATAGCTTTAGGTTTTACAAATTTTCCTGACTTTTTCTCAACATGACCATTTTCAATTAAATGTACTATTCTAAATCGTTCAAAAGGCCCACGCCACCTAATTGTAACAGTACGTTTCCCCTTTATCCATTCAGGTTCAGTACGACCAATCTCACTAATCAGTGCTCCTGAGTCTTCTGAAGGTTTGAGTTGTTTTTTTATTTCTTCAACAATTACCTTAGCACCAGCTATTAACGCCTTATCTTGAACTTTTACCATCTCTTTTATGCCAAAATGTTTTTCTAATTCTCTTTCTAATGCTTTATCACCTGTCACTTTCACACTCATGAACTATATCCTCCACGAATCATAATAAAGTCTTTATTATCCAAATCTGGTGATACTTGCTTTATATTCAAACGATTTTTGAAATATCTTGATTCAATTTCAAGATAATGTTCTTCACTGGGTAAATAATCACCTTGCGGATCACGAATATACAATTTAATGTCATTTTGCGTTCCGTTTGAGATAGCTTGTTCTAATTCACGTAACCAGACACCATCAATACTCGCCCAACAGCTATATAATAATTTTTCTTCTTTTTCTCCAGCTTCTGGACCATTATTTTCAGTATACTTATAAAAATGAACACGCGTATTTAAACGTTTAGTTGTAATTCTAGGTTTCTTAAACACTTTCTTCATCTTCTGATACCTCCATTAGAGATAACGAAAAATCTATTATTTCAGGTCTGTAATTGTCGTTGAAGTGTTCTAATAAATCTTGATAAGCATATCTAGCGCGTATAAGTATCAATTCTTGACCTATTAAATTCTCTAATTCAAAAACTCCGCACTGATTTTTTATACGCTCGTACGACATTTTTAACAACTGCTTTAAGTACTCATCCTCTGAATTATGGTCAATCTTTTCAAGTGATTTAAATTTGACAAGCAAATCATCAATCGTCATTGTCTTCACCATTCAATAAGTCGATGATTTCACTTTTAACCATTGAACTAGACGCTTTTTTTTGTAATGATTCGCATAGTTCTAATAATTCTTGTTTTGTCAGCTTATCTAAAGGTACGATATAAACTTTGTCGTACTTATTTTTGATTTGATTTGTCAACAATTCAACACGAGGATTGTTATACCCTTCAGCTGGATACAACTCCCCTACTTTGTACTTGTGTTGATTGTGCTCTATGTCTTTAAATTCTCTAACAACTTTAAATTTCACCATTTTATCACCTCATAAAATTTTATAGTGTTTCTTCGGTATCTTCTAAAGCTGGTTTATGTCCTTTTAAATCTAATTTCCAAACAGCAGCAACTTTATTATCTTTCGCTTTGCCGTAAGCAAATTGTTTTGCAGTGTATAAATCCATATCATCTAACGCAAGTGTTTCTTTAAATTTCTGAACATTAATACCACCAGCTAAATAACCATCATATAGACCTTTAACGTACGTTAAAACCTTACCTGCTTCTTGAACTGTAGACTCAATAACATTCAAATTAAATGGTAAAGCAGTAACATATACGCCATTTGCATTTAAATGTGTATACTGTGCTTGAACCTCAAAAGCATCGGACGGATTAACAACCATTGTTACATTACCTTTAACCGCTACTGATTTACCTTTCTCGTTAGTTGAGTGGTATTTAAACACTTGCGTCAATTCATTAACCGTAGCGCGCGGATTAGCAAATGTAAGCGTACCTTGTTCTTCTTTCTCTGGATAAGCACCCTCAGTTACCGATACACCTTTTTGTACTTGACGGTTTAAGCCGATTGGTTGGTCTTTACCAGTACCTTTTAAGAACGCAGTTTCAAGCGCCACTGCAAATGCTTCTTCGATTTGAACACGAACAAATCTTTCAATCCACGCAGGACCAAAATCATTTAAATCTTTTGGTAAAACAACAAACGCTGTCAATTTATTTTGAATTGCTGTTTCTTCACTGAACGCAGCATCTAATTGACCTTTAATTTCACCATAGATTTTACCCCAAACAGCCACGCCAGAAGTTTCGGATTTTAAGAACTTCAAACGCAAACCAGCGTTTTTAATACCTAAATCAGCTAATAACGGATGATTCGTCGTCAAATCTTCAAAAATTCTATCAATTGTTTCTTCTGGCAAAAGTTTTTCTTCTTTATAGTTAACGTTTTTATTGATATCCATGAAGAAACTTCTTTGGTTTGCACTCAAAGATTGTGCTGATTTAGGTAAACTAGAAACTCTTTCAGCTTCTGCTTTTGCTTGTAATTTAGTTTCTTCAAATAGTTGGTTAATCATGTCACCGTACAATTCATTTTGTCTTTCTTGCGGTTCACCGTTGTTTACTGCATTAATAAATTCGTTTTTCGCATTTGCGAATGTTTCCGATAAATTTATAGTCATTTTATGACCTCCTATTTTTTGTATTAAAAAAGGAATCTTGAAAATCCATTTGCTGATACTTTACTATCTGCAACATCGATTTCTGATTCCTTTTCTTTCATATTTATTTTTTCAATTACTTTATTTGCTATTGCGTCAATATCAATGTTAACCTCTGGCGTTTTACTTACCAAAGCTGTTACACGATTTAATACATCTTTCGATAACACTTGTGTATTGCTTGCTACAATTTGCATATTGTCGTTTTCAAACATTTTACTATCCGCAAAACCTTGTTCAATGGCTTCATCAGCATTTAGCCACGTTTCCCTAGCCATCATTTCTACAAGTTCTTGTTTGTTTTTACCAGCTCTAACCGCATATGCCTCAGCCATTATTTGACCAACATGTTCTAATGTTTCTGCAGCATGATTTAGATCTTTCGCTTCTCCTTGCGCAATACTTGAAGGATTGTGAATCATCATTCTAGCAACCGGACTCATTTCGATGTGGTCACCAGCCATTGCGATAAGCGATGCCGCACTTGCTGCTATTGCTGTGATACGAACATTCACTTTGCCTTTATGAGCTCTTAAATGTGTATATATTTCACTACCAGCTACTAGGTTACCACCATTTGAGTTAATTATAATATCAACATCTTCATCACTAAATTCTAGTTGTGTTAAAACATCTTTAGGACAAGTCGAATCCATACCAAGCATTTCGTAAACCCATTTATCTTCGTTGGAAACGATGACGCCTTTAATCTCCACTTTCATCTTCATCACCACCTTTCAAAGTGTTTTCATCTTTTTCTTTTTCATCATTTTCACCACTGTTAGCTTTTTCGTAGTTTTTAGTAATCAGGTATTCGTCTAATTCAGGATTGTCTGATGGTTCTTCACCTAACATAATCCGCACCTCATTCCTTGTAAATGAACCAGAACTTACAAGTTTGTCAATTGCTTCAGCATATTGAAGTGGGTCTTTTTTATTCACACCGACAATTTCTATTCTTGTATCTTTCAAATACATGCTTTGAGTTATGAGTTTCGCGTTTAATTCGTTCTGAATCTTTTTTAATAAAGGTGTTAAACAGAACTTCTCAAATACAAGCGTGTTTTTTTCCAAATCAGCTGTTTCTCCGTAAATCAAACCTGGAGGTATACCAATCATCAACGCAACATTTTTTATTGCATCTCTCATTAGCTCACTCAATTCAGAAAAAGGCATGTTACTATTCTTACCACCATTAGATAATTCCTCATAATCAAAACCTTCTATCAAAGGCGCGATTGCTAGTTGATTTTTATTAAAAGTATTGAATAATTTATTTGTGAACGCTTGTAATTTTTCTATATTCTTTTCGTCATATGCGCTAGAGGCAGATTTCAAAATCCCTCTTATTTGATAGTTTTTTAATTGTGCACCTATCATTCTTCCGAATATTTTCCCGTAATCTTCGAATAGACTTTCTACAAAGTGTGTCACTTTATTGTTGTTGTACTTTAAATATATGACCTCTTGCATTGTGAAAGTACGTTGATAAGTATAATCTTTAACCGTTACATCTTTGAATATATCATCATACAAAGCGTACTCTTCTCTGTAAAAGCTATCTGCGATAAGTAATTCTTTGCTGTCACTTACTACGATTAAAACCTCGTTATCGTAAATTAGTTTATATATAACTTGTTGCCAAAAACTATCGCTTGATAAGTCAGTATTTGGTTTTATATTTAACTTGTAGTAAACATCATTCTTTTGAATTCTATTACCTTCCAATACTTTAAAATGACTTTGAGCGACAGCACGCGCAACAAATTCAATACAACTATCAATCGCTAAACGTTTCACATACGCTTGTTGTGATAGATCTTCTATCATATCTAAATCAAGCATATATGATATATCTTTCCTAGTTTTAAATATCTTTTCTAGAATACTCATGTCTCACCTCCTCTATTAGAAATCTATACTCATTAATGCATCAAGCGCTTTAGACATGTCTTTGTCTACTATATCGTCTGCTCTATATAACGCATGAACAAATGCCATAAATCCATCCGTTTTACGTCTGACTTCATCTTTTTTGATATACTCTTTATTTCCATCCGGCTTGATTTTTACAGCAACATTATTAGTAAACCAACGCATCAAAGGATTGTCTCCATATATTACGTTATGTTTCGCAAACATTGTATCGATACGTGGTGCAAGTAATCCATGTATTGCTTTTGGATTTCTAAGTACTTCAAGTTTTATGCCAGCATCCTCAAACGCACGTCTTACAATATCAGTTCTATAATTATCAGCTATGACTTTTTCAAGCCCATATTTTTCTCTAGCCTTTAAAAACCAATCAACTATATATTCAATTTCAATGACATCATCATCGACAATGGTCAATAATCCCATTTTTTCCCATTCTTTAATAGGAGGTTCTAATTTGACATCATCCAAAAACCCTTGTCTTACAAACGAATGTCCTAACCAAATGTAATCATCGTTTTTTCGGAATAATAGCCCTACACTTGCAAAATCTCGAATGTTTGCAAAGTCTAAACCACCAATACACATTTGATTATCTAAATTTGGTATCTCTCTATTAGTCGCTAGTATTTCTTTCCATGGTGCTATTACTTTTTCAAGGTCAACTTCAGGCAAATTCATTCGCTTAGTCATGAATTCGGGCTTATTTGAACGGTTGAATGGTAAATCGTTATATTCTTCTTCAATCGTGCTTAGCAGTGTTTTAGCGTATTCTGATAACGGTTTATGTAACATTGGGTTCGCCTTTTCCCACGTCTGTCTGTCATCAACTTCTTTTGGATCGTCTAACTTACAATAAAAAGCAAACAATCTACTATTTTTAACCTTGCCACTTAATACACTTGCAATTTTGTGCTTCATTGCATCGATATAACCCTCTCTAACAAAACCATCAGTACTTATATAAAACGTTCTTCTATTTTTCTTTTTACCTAATCCACCACGTTTGACGTTTACCATTTCAGGACCAAAGAAATAATGAATTTCATCAAAAATAACACACCCCTCACGTCCACCGTCTTTGGTTTTTGTGTTTGATGTGTTATATCGAATAACCGATTTAGTTGCACGGTTTATTATTTTTGCTTTACTAACTTCATAAGGAGCTTTTGGCGTTTTACCCGTCTTATTTCGTTTGTTATCCATTAAAACGGTTCTGATTTCATCAAACGATGTTTTTGCTTGATCTTCACTATTAGCAACAATGGAGATGTGATATTCTTTAACTCCGTGTAAGGGCGTAGAAAGAAAATCACTAATAGCACTTATTAGACCGTTTTTCCCGCCTCCACGTCCCATGAAAATAGCAAATTCTGTAAAGAAAGCTTCATCTGTATTTTTATCTATAAGAAATATATTAGCTATGATAAACCTTTGAAATGGTAATGTTGGAAAATACCATTTTTCAATAAATTTGATACAATCCTCGATTTTCTGTTCATCAAAATATACATCATCTCGTGAATATATATGTGTTTGTAGATAATTAAAGAGATCAATTCTTTCTTTATTTAAAATTATCTTTCCTTGTTTCCACAAATTTATATATTCATCAACGTATTTATTACTAATCATAGGTAATCATCAGATGGCGTTTCTGTGTCTTCTTTCTCTTCGGGCAATAAATCCGATAATTGTTTGATTATTTTTTGATATGCAGCATCTCTAGCATTAAACAGTTTAGCTACTGGTCTTTCTCTTTCATATGGTGGTGCCTTTTCAGATTGAGTAAATAAATCATAGTCACCTTTTTCTTTTATGTCTTCCCACATGTAATCAAGCATTACACGTAGCCTTGCTGCTTGAATAATTAAACCATCAACTACTTTTAATTTATTGCTAGGTATGTCTTTATATAATACTTGCAGCCTTTCTTTTTCTTTAAGCACTAAGTTTTCATCAACTATAATCTCCATTTCATCACCTGCCTTAAAATGGTTATAAGAGGGGGGGTTGTACATGGATTTTTAAAATTATCGCGAAGTTTACTCCCTAACCGTTCCCCAAGCATTTTGACCTCTTTTGATTTTTTTGACCCGGGGGTATTTACCATTTTTCATCTTTCCATTTATTTTCTTTTTTTATAAATCTCTTTTCTTTTTTGTTGTGACATTTAATACACAGTGTTTCTAAATTGTTTAAGTCATGAGCAAACTCCGGATGATGTTCTAGCGATAATATATGATCTACATCCAACGACTTATGTTTGCTTTTGTCATATGTCGTTAACTTGCCGTCTCTCTTACATTGTTGACATTCATAATTATCTCTTTCTAGTACTCTTTTTCTTGTTGTTTGCCATTCTTTAGACTTATAGAATCGTATACGTTCGTCTTTAGTCATCATAATGTTTCACCTTATATAACTTAAGTAGTATCAAGACGCATCTATACTTGATGTGTAGTAATGTATTTACAATTAGTTTGAACATGTTCATACCTCATAAATAAAAAGACACATCACATAGTGATGCGCCTCTTGTTCATGCGTCGTATTAGCATTTAATAACTTTAAATATTAATCTGATACTAACATAATAAACTGTTTTAATGCGGACTTACATAGGGTAAAAGTCCGCTACACATAACCAATATACTTTGCTAACTTATCGATCAGTGCATTCCTTCTACGTAATATACTTGTCTTACTTGTACCAAAGTAATGTGCTATATCTTCCCATTCATAACAACCAATAGGACAATCCCAATATCTAAACCTTAATAACTCAAGCGTATCCTCATCACTTTCATCTATCAATCTATCTACACCGTTAACTATATTTCTTAATGTATTGTACCTGTTATCACTAAACTTCTTTATTGCACATCGTTCAATCGGATTACCCGGCAAATTACTTTTGCCAGCTCCCGCATTATCTGGTTCATGACTTTCAAGTAATTCATATTCTCGCATCTTCAACTCTCTTCGATAGTTATCGATGTGCTGAATGTATTCTTCAAGCTTTTTGATATCGTGTTTCTCAATCTTTATCATTCAATGCAATACCTCCGATAATATAAATTACTTTTTAATATCGTTATTCATTCGCTTTAATTCAATCCTGTATTCTTCTAACCCGTTGTATCCTTTAGTTTTAACTACTTCATCAAGTAGATAATCATTCATATATCTGAGTGCTTGTATCTCTCTTGCACGATCACTATTAATACTGATACAAACTAATAGCAATATAGCAAATACAATAGTCATAGTAATCCACATCATTTAAATCTCCTCTTGTTTAAATTAATAATAATTCTTTCTTTTATCGAAGTTCTGTTTATTTTAAACTTTTGACTAAACTGTTCTTCAAATTTATCAAGATAAAGATTATAATCGTTTATTTTTCGTCGGTACTCTGAAGTGATAAAACTATCAATATGATTATAAGCTCTATTTTCATTCATTTTATTAATTATATTTTTTAAATAAGATATATCTTTTTGATATTCATTTATAATAGCAATTGTTTCCATAACAAAAGAAGGATTAAAAAAAATCTGATTTGTACTAAATTCATTGTTGAAACTCATCTTAAAATCTTCCATTGCCTTAACTCTATTTGATAAATTAATCATTTGTCTAAATCCAATAACATTTTCATACGCTTTTTTACTTTGCTTATCTAAATTATTAAAGACTTCAATATCAAAAAAATCTAAAAATTCATGCTGTTCTGTTGGAATAATATAAGCTCCAATCATCTTTTTAGCCTTTTTAAAACAATCTAAATATATCGGATATATTTGTTCTAAATTGATTTTTTTACGATGTAAGTTAGAATCTGTAAAATACCTAAAAATCTCTTTAACTGAATAAAGCACAACACCTCCTGCTAAAGTATATATGCTTCCTATTATTTGCTCGTTCATTTTTATCTACCTCTTTATAATATTTTCTGAAAAGGAATCTATAATTTTATACATACCAAAAATTCCTAATGCATTTATTATCACTCCATCATCAATAATATATATGGATATTAAGAAAGCAAACAGCAAAACGATCAAATCATAAATAAATATTCTCATTATTCACTCACCTCCGCTCGAAAGACGTAATCACTCGGCGCCTCTACATCATCATTAGCCGTCATCATAATATATACTTGCTCAGTTACATACTTACCTAACTCATACATCGCTAGTAAGAATAATAGTCTCAAAATTTCTTTAACCACCACTAAACACCCCATGTTAATTTATCGATAATTTGTATAGCTTGTTTTAATGCGTCTCTTTTTTCTTCGATATCTCTATTATCGCCATCTTCATCAGCTGACATTAACTCACTGTCATATTCATATAATAGTTCTGATATTTCATTACTAGCTACTACTAATAAGTTTTCATCTACATCAATCGTTACCGTTTTCTTTGGCATCTCCATCTCTCCTTATCTTAACTTGTGCCTCGTATTTGCGCTCAGCTTCTTCTTTACTCTCTGCCTCAACAACTGTAAACGTCTGATTATCTCTAGCAGTAGTAAAATGTTCATGTGGTTGTCCTGTTGAATCTTTGAATGTTGTGACTAAGTATTGTGTCATTCCTCATAGCTCCCTTGAACTTGTTTGAGCTTACTCATAAAAAACATTACTAAAAATGCTATTAAGATATGCGTCTTTTGATGTTTATAAGCAAATGTAGATATCATAAAGATAGTAGCAAGCATTAACATTTCATATATGTTTGTGTGTATAGTCTTTTTACTCTTAAGAAAAATAATTGCTATGCGATAAAAGAGATAAACGCCAAACCCTATTAAAAATATTTCTAACATGTCGCTCACTTCCCCAAAACCTCCTTGACTCGATCTAAGATGTCTTTATACTCCGCTACTTCCGAAGCCTTTTGCTCCACGTTCTGAAACACACTCGAATTCCTCCACTTGCTTTAGTTCCGGTGTCCATATAGGCACGATAACCAATTGAGCTAGTTTGTCGCCTTTGTTGATTTTATATACCTTTCTAGCGCCTTCTCCTTCGTTTATATAATTACCTTTTATATCTAAAGTATTTACTAGTTTGTCGTCTAAATCTTCGTATAATGATGTTATGCCGTCATGCTCCATATCATTCTTGATATTAATCCCTAAATTGCCATGATATCCCGCGTCTATCTTGCCTGTTTCAATCACTAAATACGTTTTACTACTTACACCACTACGACTAGTTAATAGTCCGACATAGCCCTCTGGTATACTCACAGCTACATCTGTTTTAATCACTGCCTTTTCTTGTGGCTCGAGTACGACGGTTTCAGCTGAGAATATGTCATAACCTGCATCCGTCTTATGATTTCGTTCGGGCATTCTAGCGTCTTTTGATAATAGTTTCACTTGTAATGTGTTAGTCATTTTCCTGCGCCTCCTCATATTTATAGACCACTTGACTCGTCATAATCCCTACTGCTTCATCAAGATAAATATCTTCTTTGAGTGCATCTTGCATAGCATTAGGTAAACTCTCAAGTATTTCATCAAACGCTCGCGCTTTCTTATACACGTCCTCAATCTCTTTTAGCAATCCCTCTGTGTCATTACCGTTATACGCACTAGTACTTATAACGGACTGTTCGATTTGTTCGCGGTTATTCATTTGTGTCATCCTCCATTTGCCCTACAAATTCGTAGAACTCATTTGTTCCGTCTAGTTCTTCCATTCGCGACAGTATAATATCTGCAGTGCTTTTACCTCCTATATAGAGAGCTCCTATCCTGTTCGCTTTGCTCTCAGGGTGTAGTTCTCTAATTTTAAAACAGTAATGTTCGTATCTTCCAAGCAATTCATTTTTGACTGTGCGCCACATGTTCTCCAGCTCTTCGTTACGCTCTCTTAACTTAGCTATATCCCCAATAAGCTCGTCACGTTGCTTCTTGTACTCATCACGTTGTTTTCTCATCTTCTTCAACCTAGCTTCCATTACGCCTATTTGGAATCCTGTTTCATAGTTCACTTTCATAACCTCCTCTAAAATAAAGTTAGTTGCTTCTGTTCCTCATATTCCAAATCCTGTTGCTTTATATATGTTTCAAGCTCTTCAGCTGTATCAAATGTCTTTTTCACGCCTTGCCAGCCTGGTACGATATGCCCGTGAAAGTAATAAGTGCCGTTTACTACATGGATATGTGCCACTCGTTCGTTATCCTGATACAGATATCTCTTAGAGCCGAAAAATCGGCTTAAGTATTCTTTGCGTGCGCTATCTGTCATGGTCTACTTCTTAACTTTCACGAATATGTCGTTTTCCATCAGGTAGCACGCATAACGTCCTCTTGAATGTTTCTGAGGAACATTAAACAAATGTGGCTTCTTTCTTCTTAGCTCAGCTTCTTTACGTCGTTGCCTAGCCATTTCACGCTCTTTGCTCTCTCGCTCCATGATTTTGGATAACACGATTTCTTTATACTCAGCTAGGCGCATGCCATAAGGTGCGTTTAAAGCTTCTAACAACGCCCAGCCACCTCGTACTCTTTTTGCAACCATTCCTGGAGTTAAACCATTCTTTTTTATCAATTCATTTTCATGTTCGGTAAATTTATATGGTTTACCGTTAATCTTTACGATACTCATTTATTCCACCTCTATATATGCATGTCTTATTTTTATGTCGTCATACTTCAATAACTCATCTGGATTTTTATCTAAACGCTCTGCTAGCATATCTTTTTCATCATCCACATCATCGAAATGATGATATTCAACTTCTGTAGGTATTCTTATATCAATCGTTGCATTTATATATGCTTGTTGTTGCATTAAATCACTTCATTTCTCTTTTTCTTTTACGTCTGACTTTCACTAAGTCCTCATATACCATCCATTCTTGACCTGTGTATTTAGGCGCTTTACATATCCACGTTAAATTCACATCTCTATACTGATATCTGAATATCTTCGCTTTGATGTTGGCAACTTCAGTCGCCTTACCTTTAACGTCTATAACTTCAACCAGTTTCCCTTCCTTCCACAAAGAGAAATCGGCTATATACGTAATCGGTCTTTGTTTCCCGGATTTAGGTTGTAATTCAAATTTCGGTTGTATTTCGATACGATCATAGTTAGTGCCATTCATATTACTTTCTAAATATTGGTAATATTCGCACTCTACTTTGCTATCAAATACAATTCCTTTGTACTCAACTTTCTTAGCGTTGTATTTACTCATTGTGCCACCTCTAAATATCAAATATCGTTACTTGTAATCCTAGCTCTTGCTCATATAGAAGCCCGTGAGCACCTTTAAAATGTTTTAGGTCACTATCAGTCATAATTTTCTTTTCGTCGCTGAAATGGGCTCCTGTGAGCGAATAAACTTCATTCTCGTTATCTTCATACTTGATGATCTTAATATCTTCCGTGCCATCTTCTCGGTATAAGTAATATTTTTCTTTCGGCATTTTTAACACTCCTTAATATTCGACGATAGCGGGGCGTGTATGACGTTCTGCAAGTTTTTGGATAAATAGGTCGTACAACCTATTTTCATCGCCCTGTGCCTCGTCTATGAGTTTCTGAGCGTACATATCTGAACACTCAAGTTTAGTTTTTAAAAATTCTTTGGTTACCATGCATCTCGCTCCCTGAAATCGTCTCCGATTACTCTTACTTTTCTTGCATTGTGTTTCATTCTTGAATTGATACGTTGCCAGTTCATATTTTGATTTAGTTCTTTATCACTAAAGTTAGTTGTAAAGATGTTGTTTTTACCTACTCTGTTATCAACAATGCTGAAAAGTTTGTTTAAAGTATGTTCTGTGTTCTCTACACCCATATCATCTAGTACAAGTAAATCAATATCGCTTAACAATCTGACTAACTCGTCTGTAGTCTCTACTGCATTTTTGTTGTATGTCGCTTTGATACGATCCATCAACATTGGTATGTGCATAAAAGCAACCGTATGCCCTTTAGCTTTGACTGCTTTTGCGATAGCGTATGCTAGGTGGCTTTTACCAGTTCCGTATGAACCTTGCAATATTAATGATTTTGGTTCTTTTGTAGAGAAGCCTTGTACGTACTCTATTGCTGTTTGTTTAGCGTGTACTTGTTTTTCATTTTGTGGCTTGTAGTTTTTGACTGTTGCATCTCTTAAAGACGGATTAACATTTGATTGATTGAATATGTTGTTTATCTTCCGTTGCTTGTTTCGCTTATATTCCTCATAGATTTCACATTTGCAACCGTCTTTATACTCGTAACCATTCGGGTGTTTTTTAGTAGGAGCGAACTTATATAAGTCGTATTCACTTCCACATCTCTCACATTTCAATCCTTTTTCGACATGAGTAGGTTGATATTTTTTTAAGCTTTCGTTTATCTTTTCGCTGAATAGTGGTTTCATAATATCCCTCTAATCCCAATAACTTTCGTCGTACTTCATGCGTTCTAATTGATCCGTGCCAGTTGGTTGTATTTTTTGATTGAGGTACCCCTCAAATTTACTGCCAAAAAGTGTTTCTGGTCTAAGGTATTTATCGCTATCCGTGTTTAACCATTCAGCTGTTTTAATATCAATTACCTTTTTAAAATCCTCCAACCTAAAATCTTGATTCCATCTTGCTTTAATAAAATCTTTCGTTTTAGTTGTATTATGTTTAAACTTCTTGCCAGTCTTTTCGTTAAGATAATCAATAATCTCTTTATATGGGATGCGTGTCGGGTTTCCCGACAATATATCTACTCTATTTATATTGTTATTACTTGTATTATTAATACTTGTATTATTCTCTTTAACATTTGTGATAATAGGGGCATTAACAGAATTGTTAATAGGGGTATTATCATTTGTGTTAATAGGTCTTATCATTTCTGTTAAGGGGTATAGCTTTCTTTGTTTAATTTCATTACCATTTCTAATGATTTCAACATGTAAATATCCACATTCTTTTAAGTTGGCTATACGGCGTGATACAGTAACTTTTGTAACTTCATATAGTTTCGCAAAGTAACCATTACTTGCTGTGCAGTATCCGTACTTGTTACTTAAAGACGTTATTTCTGCAAAAAGTAACTTTTCGCTGTCAGTAAGTCGGTTATCGTATCTGACATTTGCCGTAATTATTGAATAGTAACTTGGTTGATCAGTCATATTGATTCTCCTTTCTGGTATAATTTTGTTATCGCTACTGCGTTAGATTGGGGGTGAATAAAATATGGAAAAACCTTATATGTTAACATATGATTTAAACTCACCCGGACAAAAATATGAGGAATTGAGAAATGTTATAAAAAAGGAAATTTCTAATGGTCATTGCAATTATTGGAAATCTTCATTTTTATTCCGTTCTTCTTTATCAACTTCAGAAATGATAGAAAAGTTGAAACCTTATCTCGATTCTGGAGATAAGCTGTTTGTTACAGAAATAGTCAATAACAAACAAGGGTGGTTAACAAAAGAACAATGGGATTTTATCAACCATAATATTTTTATTTAGGTTCTTTTATTGAATCTTTTGTTATATCAGGAAAACCTTTAGAATCCTCAGGGGTAAATTTTTTAATTTTTTTAGCGCTTCTAATCTCTTCCGCCAAGATGACGATTAGGAGTGCTATTTTTATTACTCTTAGTCTATTCATTCCTTTTTCTCTCCTTTCAGCATTTTATTGAGTCTCTCATCAACTTTTATCCACGAGTCATGCAATTGATATTTATCATCAAACGACTTAACGCCAATCGCATGTTGCTGGTTATGATGTTCGCGACATAACGCTAATACATGTTTGTTGTAGTGATTCATTTTGTTTCTGTTCATTCCTCTGCCGACTGCTTCATAATGTGCTAGGTCTGCGTGAGGCTTTCCACAAATTACACAGTTGCGGTTGATTGTAGCCCAATACAATAGTGCTTTATCTTCACTTAACAACTTGCTTGTTTCTATGCTCATAGGTATTTGATGATGAAACATAAACGCTATAATCAGTTCTATTAACTCCCTTGCAACTTTCATAGAACAGTCGCGCAGACTGATTTCTTCATAACCTTTCATAATTTCCAATTCTGTTTGTAATAATTTTCTAGTTGATTCCACCGGTTCTCCCCAGTGAAGTTCTATATCTCTACACATTGCGAATATTTTTTTGCGTTGTTCTATAGATAGTTTTTTATTATCCGGAACCTCTACTTCTGCTTTTAGTGGATATCCGTTTTCTAGTAAGTCAATGTGACTTTGTTCAAGTTCAACACCAGTAGCAACGACGGAATAAGTACCGTCATTGTCTTTCTGGTATCTTGTAATGTATTGCATTTAAACCACGTCCTAGAACGGTAAATCATCATCATTGATTTCTATTGGACCATTAGCATTAGCGAATGGGTTTGATTGTTGACTCATTGGCGTCTGTTTCCCATTTGCTTGCTGTTCTTTTTGTTTCATCTCATCAGTTTTAGGTTCTGGTTTATTAACTACTTCATCGTCTTTATTCCAAACTTTTACATATGAGAGTCTTACAAAATACTTGCCTTGTTCCTCGTTAAATTTATTTTTAAGTACAATAGTTCCGATTTTGTTAATTAATTGATCTGTGTCAAAAGTTAAATCTGGTAAGTTCAATTTAATTCCTAATCTACTAAGTAACTCGATATATTGTTTTTCTTGATAATCTTGTTGGAATGGTGGGACGAATTGGTTGTGTTTGTATTGTTTACCTTCGTTGTTTTCAAAAACAATCGTGAAGTATCTGTTTTCTCTGTCGTTAAACTCGACATTTACAACTTTTACTGTAAATTCTCCAGCTCCTAAAAAGTCCCCACCTTTCATGAATGCCTCTTGATTAGTTTCTTGAATGTATTGTGTTCTACCAGTGATTTTCATAATTTTTATACCGTCCTTTTTAGTTTTTTATTAATTTCCGTTTTGTGCCATATCTATAATTTTTGAAATTGAAGCATTTTTAATACCTGGATTATTGATTGTTATTTGCGGATTATGCCTAACTTTAGTTGTATATAAATTAGAAGGTTCTACAGAAAATACATAGTCGTGTGTCGCATTTCCGTTCTCATCTGTATGATCTTCTATAAATGTATGTCCTATAATGTCGAACTGAGTTACTAAGTTATTGTGTATTGCCGGTTGTACTTCAATTGATATTCTAGGGTTAATAATTTTTCCGTTCTCATCTTTATCTTCTGAGTTAAGCCCTTCATGTCCTGTAAGCACAACGTGAAATCCGAGCTTATCTTTAACCTTTAATAGGTGCCTAATCGAGTTAACAATTAATTTAGATGTTTCCCCATAATCTTGAATTCTTGCTTTTTTGACTTGGTGCGTGTTCATCACATGAGTCAGCGTTATATCTCTTAACTTTTGTGCTGTTTCAATTACAACCACATCAAGTAACTTTCCTCTTTGTCTAGCTGTATTTACAATCGATTCAATACTCGCAATTGTGTTTCTAAAAGCAATGTAATTGTCGACCCTCTTCACAAAACCTTGCCGTGTTACTTGAGTGCCATCTTCGTGAATATCAATAATAAAAGCGTTGTTTTCTCTAGTGGCTAAAGTCGTCTTTCCGGTTCCTGATTTGCCATATACCATAATTGAATAATAGTTCTGAGTATCTTCGTTAATTTCTTCAATACCTAGTTCTTGTAAAATGTCTTGTTCCTCACTCATCACTTAATCACCAAACTTTCCGTTACCTTTAATTCAGCACCCGGAATATCTTTGCCAGCTTTCAAATCATCGATTAGTTGCTTAGAATTAAGCTTTGGCGCTTGTGATAGCCAATAATCCTTTGGAATAAGTTTTTCATCGATAATATTTTTACTAGCCCCGTTTTTGCGCTTGTAAATATGATTAGTAGCTGTGCGGTAACTATCTATTTCCTGTGTTTCTAACATCTCTTTTAAGTAATCTTTTAAACGATCAGTTAAATTTTGTTTTTGTTTTTTTAAATTTTGAAGTCTCTTAATTTCTTTATCTATGACATCTATGTCACCTAAAGTTTCACGTCTCCAATTGACAATGTTATCTACTTTGACGTTCATTTCTGCTTTGATAGAATCTAATGTATCTTTTAGTAATGTTGGATCTAATTCATCTTGATTAGACATCTCTTTAAATGCTTCTGATAGCTCATATAGATTAGCCATTAGTTAATCCCCCTCTACCATTTCATGACTAAGTTAATTAGTCTGTCCTGTTCATCTGTGTTCTCTTCAATCCATTCGTTTATAACGTCACGCATTGCATCCGTCGCAATATATAGTTCGCTTAAATCTATGACATGAAACGATTTAAGTGGAACATTATTCATATCCTTGATTTGTATACTGATACCGTCATGTCTCTTCATCACAGACACTTTAAATTCAAACCCGTTAAAGCTTATAATTTTGTTTTTTATCTCACCAATTTTGTAATACATCGTTCTCGTCCTCCTTGTCTTCTTCGTCCTCCTTGTTATCTTCTTCGTTTTGTAATTCATAAATTTTGTTTTTTAGTTTTATATTTTCTTTTTCCAATTTTTCGTTTTTTCTTTCTTCCGCAAAATACTTACCTCTGTAAGTATCTTCTTCTTTATCTTTAACAGCCTTTATTTCAATAAGTTTTCTGTACTCGTTCAATGTGATTGTTACTGTCAATTCTTGATTTGCTACAAAGTTATCTTCTTCATTTCTGTATCCTGAAAAATCTTTAGTGTAATAATGTTGTTCAGTTTTAATATTTTCAGTCATAGTTGACTACCTCCGTATATTTTGATTTAATTAAGTTGTATATTTTGATGAACACTTATTGTTACTTGTTGGCGCAAGTAGCAGTTTTTTCATTCTTCATAAAAGTATTCCTTATAGAATATGAATGTTGCGATACTTGCGAATCCTGCAATTGACCATGCTGTAGTGAAGTACAGCAATGGCATAAGAACAATCGCTAAGACTGTGAAGCATAATACTGCTAATAGGTAGCTTTTATAAATGTTGCTCATTTTATTCTCTCCTTATATATTTCATTGAAATGCTCATCGACGAATTTATTCATCTTTCTTGCGTTAAATCTCCAGCGATTAAAATTCTCATCAGGGTAATGCACAATTCCTTGCGCTCTTAGTTCTTTTTCAAATCTAGGATGAAATAGTAATCTGTCCTTGATAGTCTCATCAGATGCAATTTTTAATTTCTTCTTTAAGTCACTCATGTTCCATACAGGGTCTAATGAATAACCAATTAGCTCATCATATTCATCTTTTGTGATAAGTACATGTGTTTCAGGTATTGGAACTGTTACGTTTAATACATGTGGCATTTCTATCATTCCTTTCGTGTATAATGTTGTTATTTGCTAATAGTTTGTTCGGCGAACTTCAAAAGGCGACGAGCAGATTCAGTAGAATTTTCAGCATCTTTCGGTATGGTTAAAGATTTGTTGTTTAGATAGTCACTCAACGCCCTGCTACTAATCACAGGTTTTCTAGTGTGCTTCTCAATCTTCCAAACCTTCCACGTCACAACTGCCATTGTGATGAGGAGGGTTGTTTTACACAATTTGTTCACTGTGAATCCTCCTTAAAAAACAAACTTCTAAATCCTGATTTTTCATATCTACCGGGTCTGCCTTTTTCACTCTTTGCATAATGCTCTATGTTTATGTCGTAACCACCTTCGTAATTTCCGTTTCTAGTTACCCATAAAAATTTAACTACTCGTTTGCTCTTCAGCTCTCCACCTTTATAAATGACTAATGGAACGCTGTTTTCATCTTTCACTTTGATGACAATTAGATCTTTGTGTCTGATATTTTTGTTGAACTTTTTTAAAATCTCCCTCATCTCATGAATTTTTTTCAATATTAATTTCATTACTTTTTGAATGTTCATTTGTTACATCTCTTTTCGTGTATAATTTAGTTATCAACCTAAGGAGGTGATGTGTGTGAATATCTCAACTTTTTTAGTACTACATAAAGCCTGTAGCAAAGAAAAAATAAAACTATCTGATCAGCATAAAGACTTTGAATACATGCTTCGCAAAGAATGGATTACTCAAGTTGAGAACGACCTCGAAATTTTTGAAGATTCTTCATTCTCGATTCTGTATATGAAATACAGTGGTTACGTGTCTATAACATCTAAAGGTAAAGATGTTTATTTTTCCGCGCGTAACAGCTGGATTAGATGGATTCTTGGTACAATCATCAGTATTTCTATAGCAATTGCATCACTAGTAATAAAAGCGTTACTAGAATGCTAGTTGCACAAATCAAAGCTACGCATGGGATTAAATCTACTATCCAAACCCTTTTTTGATTAGGCTCATTTAAATATTTATACATATTAAATAGCTTTTCTAACTCGTCATTACTGATGATAGATGTTGAATTTTCTTTATGTTTAAGTGTTTTAAGAATTAGTAGTTCTAACTTTTCTTTGATTGGTTCACTCATTTGTTACATCTCCTTTCGTGTATAATATTGTTATCTCCTACAGAGAGGAGGTAAGGAATCTATATAAAACCTGTTATCATAGAATCGCGGACAGAACACCGAAAATCAGAGCCACAAGTGACAGAGTTAACATCAGTAAATAAGGTAAGTGCTCTTTCCAACCCCAAGGATGGTTTTTTAAAGAAGTTTTTATATCATTTAAAATCTTAAACATTTGAAATCCTCCTTTTTCGTCACTCTTTAATTGGAGTGGCGTTGATTTTTTTGTCTAACTTTTTCAATGCTAATTTGTAAATAACTGAAGCATGTTCGGTTTTAAAATGAGATTCAGCAATAATTTTCAATGTTTCTAATTTATTTCTTGCATCACCGTATGTGGTACTTTCTGATAGAACACCTTCTAAAATTTGTTGAACTCGATAATCTAAAAGTTTTAAGTCTTTATTGATGCATTGTTCGACACACTCTTCTTTGGTTAATGTGATTTGTTCCATAGTGTTCTCCTATTAAGATGTTTGTTTTTCTCCTAAAAACTTATTAACAAAGTATTGTTGTCCTTTGCCTGTTACTTTTGGCGTCTTACTAATTGATGTGTGACCGTCCGAATGTGTGATTGATGTTTCTTTAATTTCGAATAACTCACGTTCCATTGAATACTGTGTAGGCATGTTATAATCCACACCCTTGTGTTTAATAAGGAATCCGTTTTGACGTAACCACTCAAACAATCTGCGTTGCCCGATGTTTATACCGTTTTGTTTAATGATCTTTGCTAACTCTCCAACTAAAATTGATGTCTTAGTAGTAGCTACTGCATCTGCAAATACAATTTTTGGTTTATCACGTTCAATCTTTGTTTCTAATTGATTGATTGTGTTGTTAGCAATTTTTAAAGCACGTTGCATAATCATTTCTGGGCTATTCCATGCTTTTTCAACTTGGATGAAGTATTGTCTTGCACGTTTGCCAGGTTCACTACGTTGAATCATTGCGATTTCTTTTGCAGTGTCTAGTGTGAGTGCGTGGTCAATATAGTGAGTCATATTGCCTTGAGCTGTTGCTCTTTTTTGAGCGATAGCTGTGTAATCTGTATTTTCTTCAAATCCGTATTTAAGCATTCTTGGAAACCAATCTTTATATGCTGTCTTAACTTCTAATGCTTGATGAAGTTCTCGACCGCTGATTGCGATTTCTCCATTTTCTTTTTCTTGAATATTGAACATTTCTCCGATGTTCGATTTTGTTTGTAATGCTTGCATATTGTTTATGCTCCTTTCGTGTATAATGTTGTTATCAACCTAAGGAGGTGATAAGTATGAAACTTCTAGTTACTTTAAAGGATGGTTCAAAAAAACATGTTTCGGATTTAAAGAAAATTGTTTTTCCAGGATATGAAGGAATTGAAACTGTTACAAAAGAGGAAATCGAAACATTTTTTCTAGACCCTACTAAAACTTATGTGTTTGTTGGATCTCAAACTCTAAGTGTGGAGGCAGGGCAAATCCTTACCGTTGAATTTAGCTAACCTTTTTCAACAACTCTGCAACTGCTCGCAACAGTTCAGGGTTGTTGTTTCTTTCTAAACAGTAACTAGCATGCTTGAGTAATTTGAGTTTTAATTTATTTTTTTCTTTCGCAATTCTAAATTTTTGTAACATTTGTTGTTCCTCCTTTTAAGATGTTTGTTCGATTGGGGTTTAATTTGTTTTAATAAAACCCGAAATTAATTGTTTCTAGTAGTTTAGTAATTTCAATCAAGGTATCTTCTAAACATTCTTCTCTTGTCATATAGATTTCGTATTCCCTACCGTTATGTTCAATTTTCTTTTTGATTTGTGATCCTTCATCTGTACCAAGAGCAAAGCTTATTTCTTGTTCAACTTGTCCTAAAACTTGTTGTACTACTTTTACTTTTTCTTCATTCATTTTTAAGTCCTCCTATTAAGCTGTTACGTTAGCTTCATAACCAAATTCAGTCATGATTTCGTGTATTTTTAATCTGCCTTTTTGCGTCCATCTAGTTTGTAGCACTGTGTCTTCTCTACCGTCAGAGCGTACAATTGGTATAGTGTCTGATTCTGTGTAACTCTTGCCCATGTGTTCTGAGTAAAGCACCCACTGTTTATTTACTTTTCGTTGTAATCTAGCTTCGTGTAGTAGTTTGTTTAACTTTTGTGCTGAAATCCCATAGTCTGCTGCAATCTGAGTTGTAGCTAATGTGCCAGTTGATTTTAAGATTTCATCAACATAATCTGCTTTAGGCTTCAACTCTCCCATTTCTTGCTGTAATAGTAAGTTTTGCTCTTTTTCTTTCTTATACTCAGTAAGAATGTTAATGATGTAATCTGGATTGTTCAGCGTGTTCTCAATTACACTGTCTGTTGCGTAGATACCGTGTTTGCGAATGGCTGGTAGGACGTCTGATGTTACCCAGCGTTTGAATTTTCTAGCGGTTTCTCTAATTTTTTCGTTTTTGCTTTGTTTAGAAGCATCGAAGATTAGACTGTATAATCCTGATTCGTTGATAATGATCATATTTCTGTTTTGACCTGATGCACTAAATTGGTGCGTCAGCTTGTCCTCGCTATCAACATGATTTCTAATGGCATTGTCTGATCTTGCATATCCTAAAATCTCAGCAATATCTTTTCCTACAAAATAAGGTTCGTTTTCAATTTCTACTGTTCTTACTGGTAGCTCTTTAAAATTAAATGTTTGTAATGCTTGCATTTGAGTATCCTCCTTTTTCCTCAACACCCACATTCAGCAGACGGTTATCGCAATGACTATCGAATGTATTTAAACGCGGCTCATATCATCGCCAGCTCTCGCTCACATCTGCTCAATGTGGATGTTGATAAGCGTGGTTATATTAAGAAGTGAATGTTACTGATTCACTTTCCGCCACTCTGTTAAATCAGTAACTTTGTTATCGCTTTCAACACCGTTAAGCTTGTCTAACGCTTTCACTACTTTTTGGAACTCTTTGATAGCACTTCGTAGCTTTTTAGTAATTTCATCTTCTACCATTTCCAAACCAGCAAATGCGTCTTCGTTATTCATGCTTAGATGTTTGTTGAAAAGATCTCGAGTGTATCTTATTTCTTTAAGTGATTTATCATAAGCTTCAATTTGTCCTGAAAGGTTATGATATTTTAGTTGTAGTTTTACTAATTTTAATGATTGGTCTTGCATTTGTTATGTCTCCTTTAAGATGTTTGTTTGCGTTTCGTGTACTTTGTGGGTAAAAAAATATCTCCAATATTTTCGTCAAAAAAATCAGCGATAATAAACATCTCATCATTCTTAAATTGATGCTTTCCTAATTCTTTTAAACGATAACCTTCAGTTGATATATTCAAGAGGTTTGCTAAATCTTCTTGAGTACACTTTCTTTCTTTTCTCAACTTTATTAAATTCCATTGCATGTTGTCACCTCCCGCTTACAAAACCTACTATACACGATACGTGTACTTGAGTCAACATAAAAGTTTGCTTTTCGTGTATTTTTTTGTTGAATACCAAAAATAATTGGGTTATACTATAGGTAAATTTAAGGAGGTAAGAAAATGGATAAAAAAGAATTAGCGAAATTTATAGGCAATAAAATCAGATACTATAGAACCAAATTGAACTTAACTCAAGATCAACTTGGAGAAAAACTCAACACTAAAAAAGCTACTATTTCAAATTATGAGACAGGGTACAGAACTCCTAAACAAGATGATTTGTTTGAAATTGCTCATATTTTAAATATCAGTATCGATGATTTGTTTCCTACAAGAAATAATAAAAAAAACGACATCACTTCCATATACAACAAACTCACACCTCCCCGCCAAGAAAACGTACTTAACTACGCAAATGAGCAATTAGATGAACAGAATAAAGTCACTTCTATAGATGAATATAAAGAGTCTAAACTAGTATCGTATATTGCATGTGGTGCAACTGGTGCTGGCATAGGAGAAGAATTATATGATGACATATTGCATGAAGAAGTATTTTTTAAAGAAGACGAAACGCCATCAAATGCTGATTTTTGTATTTTAGTTAATGGTGATTCAATGGAACCTATGTTAAAACAAGGAACATACGCTTTTATTAAGAAAGAAGATTCTATTAAAGATGGTACAATTGCACTCGTTGTATTAGATGGAGTAAGTCTTATCAAGCGTGTAGATATATGCGAAGACTATATTAATTTGGTATCTCTAAATCCGAAGTATGATGATATCAAAGTCGCTTCGTTTAGTGATATTAAAGTAATGGGCAAAGTTGTATTGTGATTAATAACGTATATTTAGCGCTTTAATATAAATATAAACAAAGGAGAAATTGACATGAAAAAAGCAATCTTAACTTTAAGTCTTATATTTATTACCTACTACCTCACTTTTAAATATATGTGGATTAAAGAATTAAAGTATTAATCATGCTTATTTGAAAAAGACGTCTATTTCAGCAGTGTTTAAAAGGAGTTTATAATGAAAATAACTAATTGCAAAATAAAAAAAGAAACTATAGTATATGAAGTTTTAACTAGTGGTAATCAACCATTCACTTATGAGTTACCTAAAGATTTATCGTCACATAATGCGCGTAAATACTTGGAATTTATTTCACAAAAAATAGATGGAGATAGGTTAAATTAATTCAAAGAATAAAGTAACTTCATAAAGAGTACGAAGAAAACGATCTAATGACCGAACTTATTCTTGAATATTTAGTAAAAAAGTATGTTGAAGAAGAATATAGGAAATAAACGCCTATATGGCGTGAGGAGGATGAGGGATGGAAAGAAATTCCACCAAAAAAAGTAGCAAAGATAAAATATTAAAAGCTGTAAATAACTTTGAAGAGGTTTGCAATAGCGGAAAATTCAAATTTAAATATTTGGATGACTGGCTTTTTACAAAATCAATAATTTTTAAAAATGAAACAACCTTAACTAACCAAAAAAACTTTAAAGTGTATCCAAGAGGTACTATTGTATACGCTAAACTTGGTGTTAACATTGGTTCTGAATTCTCAGGGAATCATTTTTGCGTCGTTTTAAATAAAAATGACAACAAACGCAATGAGCTAATTACTATAGTTCCACTTACTTCAAAAGACACCAAATTTTCTTTAAAATTACAAGAGAATTTAATACTAAAAGCTTTAGAAAAAATGAAAACTGACCACAAAACTTTACGATTCGATTTGGATAGAATAAAAGAAATGCACGCAAGATCCACAAAAGTAAAAAACTTAAATCCAGCAATCGAAAAAGAACTTGATGAGATTGAAAATAATTATATGCAACTTGCAAAAATAATTGAGCGTTACGAAAGGTTTGTAGGCAAACAAACTTATGCAATTCCATCTCAAGTTATCACTATCAGTAAAAAAAGAATAAGCACACTTAATGATTACGATCCAACTGGCCATATATCTTTCAATGAAGAAACTTTAAAAATTATAGAAGATTTTATGAAAGCTAACATTTTATCATAATTATCTTTACTTTTTATCGTTAATCTATTATAATCAAGATATAAATTTCCGGTAACCAATCCGGCTTAAAATCATATTTCCGGTAACCAATCCGGCTGGCCAGATGTTAATTCATCTGGTCTTTTTTTATACATTTTTATCGGGTAGCCCGCCTACCCTTATTATTTTTTTGCCAATTTTGAGGAGGGAACGCATGAAAACACGTTGTTACGATGGTAAAAAATGGCAATATGAATTTAAGTATGAAGGAAAAAGATACCGTAAGAAAGGTTTTAGAACAAAGCGTGAAGCTAATTCTGCTGGACTAGACAAGTTAAATGAGTTAAGAAGTGGTTTTAATATAGATAACTATATAACTCTTGAAGAATACTTCGAAAATTGGATTAAAACGTATAAACAACCTGTTGTTAAAGAAAATACCTACCGTCATTATAGAAATGCATTACAACATATACAAAAACATAAAATAGGTAAAATGGAGTTATCAAAGATAAATAGACAAGTTTATCAGAAATTCATAAACGATTATTCAAAAGAACACGCAAAAGAAACTATAAGAAAAACAAACGGTGCTATTCGGTCAGCTTTAGATGACGCATTATATGATGGGCTTATTTTTAAAAATCCCGCTTATAAAGTTAATTATAAAGCCGGAAAACCTACGAAGTCAGAACAAGAAAAATTCATCTCGGTAACTGAATATGAAATACTAAAAGATCACGTCAGAAAGAAGAGAACTCGTTCATCATTAGCGCTATTCATAATGATTTGTACGGGTTGTCGTGTCAGTGGTGCAAGAAATATAAAGATTGAGCATATCAACCAAGTGAAAAACACTATATTTATTGACGAGCGAAAAACCGATACTTCCCCTAGATATATCAGTATCGCTAAATCTGATATGAAACACATTATGGACGTCATAAGTACATTTGCAATTAGCTATGATGGTTACATTTTCAAAGAAGCCGGATCTATAATTAACCTTCATGCTATCAATAATGCTTTGAAATCAGCCTGTAGAGTCAATAATATACCAATTATTACATCGCACGCATTAAGACACACTCATTGTTCTTATTTACTAGCAAAAGGTGTATCTATACATTACATTTCTAAAAGATTAGGTCATAAAAATATAGCAATAACTACATCCGTGTATTCTCATTTGTTAGAAGAAAAATTTAATGAAGAGGACAAAAAAACAACTAAAATTTTAGAAAGTATGTAATTTAGGGACCCATTAGGGACTCCAAACCCAATAAATACTGTTGTTACAAGGTTTCTATGTATCCAAACTGGGGGCAATATAAACGCGCTTATTTAATCGGACAATCTTCTTATATTAAAAATAATGATGTCGTAATATTCAATGAAGCATTTGATAATGGTGCATCAGACAAATTATTAAGTAATGTGAAAAAAGAATATCCTTACCAAACACCTGTACTCGGTCGTTCTCAATCAGGTTGGGACAAAACTGAAGGTAGCTACTCATCAACTGTTGCTGAAGATGGCGGCGTAGCGATTGTAAGTAAATATCCTATTAAAGAAAAAATCCAACATGTATTCAAAAGCGGTTGTGGATTCGACAATGACAGTAATAAAGGCTTTGTTTATACAAAGATAGAGAAAAATGGTAAGAACGTTCACGTTATCGGTACACATACACAATCTGAAGATTCACGTTGTGGTGCTGGACATGATCGAAAAATTAGAGCTGAACAAATGAAAGAAATCAGTGACTTTGTTAAAAAGAAAAATATCCCTAAAGATGAAACGGTATATATAGGTGGCGACCTTAATGTTAATAAAGGAACTGAAGAGTTCAAAGATATGCTTAAAAACTTGAATGTAAATGATGTTTTATATGCAGGTCATAATAGCACATGGGACCCTCAATCAAATTCAATTGCGAAATATAATTATCCTAATGGTAAACCAGAACATTTAGACTATATATTTACAGATAAAGATCATAAACAACCAAAACAATTAGTCAATGAAGTTGTTACTGAGAAACCGAAACCATGGGATGTATATGCCTTCCCTTACTACTATGTATACAATGATTTCTCAGATCATTATCCAATCAAAGCCTATAGTAAATAGCACTCAACAAAAAACTCGCTTCGTTCTAAAAAGTCGAAGCGAGTTATATTGTTAAAATTTGAATTGACTAACTTTAAACTGATATCTCATCGTTTTCATTTCTTTAACTTCCACTATACCTCTACATGCCTCATATGCACCTAACAATATCAAGTTAGGTTATCCATAATAAAAGATACAGTGTCTCAAGCTATCTATCCCAAAACAAATAAATAGTTACCTACTACGTGATACGCAGCAGGCAACTTGCGAAAACTTATTTCTGTTCTTTATCATTAATTGTTTTAATTAATTTTACATCATGTGTCTTCCAATCAACTTCATATAATGCTGATAATTTTTCTTCTTTTTGATCTACATGGTTTTCACCAGACCAATAGCCCCAGAAACCATGTTTGTTCCAATCTAATTTAAAGTCATCCATTGATCGTTTATAATGAACGATAAATCTTGATTTACCTTTATCATTTTTATCGTGTGACATTACAGCTAAAAATTCTGGATTAAATCCTTCTGACACAGTTACAGGCATTTTATTTTTAGGCGTGAAATTATCTTTCGCCCATAGGTTTCCGTTTCGAGTTAATGAAAAGATTTCACTTTTCACTCTATCATCACTGTCATTAGTTAGTTGTCTCGTATGATCATGTCCCATATTATTGATAGAATGTGCTTCTACTTTCCAAGCTACACCTTTATTTGTTGTAGGTTGATCAATAAGTGTGCGGTAAGATGGTTGTTGATAACTAATTGTCTCTGAATAATTTTTCTCTTTTGTAATATTTCCAGTTAAACCACCACGATTAATTGAAAAATCTCCACCTGTTTTATAGCCATACGTATATTTAACTTCTCTTGATTCATCTTGATTTTTAGGCGCAAAATCAGTCACATTTGTACTGTTGTTGTTATCATCAACGTTTTGAATCGAGACTGAATAAGAACCAGGCCATCTTAATGTACTATTCCAATAACCATTTGGATTTAAAATTTTCAATCCACTGCCAATTGTACCTTTCGCCTTAATAAATACTGTCTCTTTATCATAATTTGGCTCAGTAAGAAAATTAAATTGTAAGCTTTGTGAGATTTTTTTCTCTGTATCACTCGTTGTAGCCGTACGTGTATACATCTTCGTATCACCATCAAGGTTCTTCTCGGAAACTGTAGTAATTTTAGATTTAATTTCTGCATAAGAAGATGCTGGAAATACAGTTAAAGCTGTTGATAGCGCTAAACTACAGATTGTAATATTTTTACATACTTGTTTAATCATTTGTCATCCGTCCCTTCTACTTTATCCTTCTTTATATGGTTTATTTTGATCAGAGTATTTTTCAACGACTTTAACTGTTTTATTTTTCCAATCTACTTCATAAACTACAATAAATCTTTGACCATCTTTATTTTGTTCTAAAATTGGTTGTCCATAATGTATACCAGGTTTATTTTTCAAAATATCTTGATTACGTGTATATGTAACTTCGAATCGTGTTTTTTCATTTGACTTTTCATTAGAAATATAAGTTAAGAATTCTGGGTTAAATCCGCTTCTTACAAGCGCAGGATATCTATATTTTGATGCAAAACTTAATTCAGGATTTTCTACAGTAGATAATCTAGTATTTCTATAGAATAAGAATTCATCATTTCTGTTCTTAATTTCATTCCCGTATTTTAAATCGTTGGCAACAACAGACCAGTGTACGTGTCTATTATTATTTTTACCGCTCGCAATTGTGTCGTAATTTTGTTGGTTATAACTGATAGATTTAGAATAGCTATTAGATGATGTTCGTCCAATACCTTTTGTTGAATCGAATTTACCACCTAAGCTATAAGAAAATGTACTATCTACTTTCGCAGTGGAAATTTTATTTTTTGGCAGTTGATCTAAAATTTCAGTTTTAGGGTTTCTTTGTACTTGAAAATCAACGTGATATTCACTCGGGTATTTTAACCATGATGCGTTTGTTTCATTTCGATGAGATTCAAACTTTAAATTTGAATGAATTGACCCTTGTTTTTTGACAAGTAAGACATTCTTGTCATATGTTGGATCATCGATAAAGTCGAATTGTAAATTTTGTAAAATATTTGTCTCTTTATCGTATTCAGATACAGTACGCTTTGTAACTTTACCGTTTTTACCAATATCATCAGGTCCTGGTGTATTTTTATCTTTATCATTCACATTACGCTTTTCTTTTTGTTGAGCCTTATCAACATGTTCTTTCTTAGTTTGGTCTTGTGAGTCTTTATTCGCTGAATTCGCTTCTGTATTTGCTGCTGATAACAATAAAAGTACACATGATAATGATGACGCAATGAATACGCGCTTTTTATTTTTCAT